CAGGATTATACGATACTTGTGGTGAGAAAATTAATTATGGTGATATAGTTCATTGGACAGATGGTGGTGATGATTTAAGTCTTAAAGAAAGAATTAAAACTCGTTGGGATAGGATTGCTATTGTTGAAAGACTTGTATATAAGGGTAAAGAAAGACCTGAAATAATTTTTTGTGTAATTGATAGTCCAAGCGAAGCAACAAAACAAGCAAAAAGTTATTTTACTTATGGTGGTTTTATTTATAAAGATACTGAAAATTATTTAACAAAAGTTGCTGAAAGTATTGAAGAATATAAAAACAAATTTGATAATGCAGGTCAATGTATGGCTTATGTATTAGAGAAAAGAAAGGCAAAGGAGAAGTAAAATGACGGAAATAGAAAAATTATATGAGAATGCAGGGTTTAAAAAAGACTTACCTATTAATCTTGCTGATTTAGATTTTTCAGAAGAAGATTGTGATGAATTATGTTTAGATAATTCTTGTGATGAATGCAGATATAAAACCTATCCACCATTCACCGCAGGGAAACAGTTAGAGTTGATTAAGTTTTTATTAGATAAATATTGCGACATAAGAATTAGAAAAAATTTAGAAGGGGCTTATTATATTAAATCTTTTAATGACATAAGTTGTTTTTCAGAAGATTTTGAAGAAACACTTGCAAATTTTATGAACACACACTTGCAAGACCTAACAGAGCAAGAACAACAACAAATAAAGGAGATATTAAAATGACGAATGACACGATAGTAATAGCATTGTTAGCATATATCTATGGCTTAATAGGTGGAGCATTATTTCTTTATGTTAATTTAAAGTTTTTTGGGAGGTTATAAAATGATGGAAATAGATGTTAGCGGATGTCGATTTATAGATGAGTACGAACATTGTGGTATTTGTAAAGAATTATGCGAAGGACATTGTTTGATTTTGCAAGATATAGAGTGTAAAACATACGAAGATTGCTATTATCGGCAACTAAAAATGCTTGAGCAAGAAAACGCAAAGCTGAAAGAAGCTCTTGAGGAAATAAAGAAAGTATTCAAAAAATACGATAGCGAAGAAGAAGGAACTGTTGCTGAATTATTACACGATGTCTTTGAGGTATATGGTAGAGTTTGCGAGGTGTTGAAAGATGAGTGATAATTGCCCTTATTGCAAAAGCGAGTTTTTTTATTGTTCTAAGTTAGAGAAGATAAAAGAAATTGTTACTAAATATAGTCAACACGAAGGTTATTTATTAGACGATTTATTTACAGATTTAGTTGATGAATTAAGTGAGGTGCTGAAAGATGAATAGTTGTTGTATATATACAGGTGTATGTGGTGTTGAATGTAGCGGTAAAGGTACCGACGTTGATATTAATAGTTGCAAAGTTGCAAAAGAAATAGATAAATTGATTGACCGCATACAAAATCTAAAAAGAGAAAAGGAAAAATACTATCAAATGACACTTGATGACGAGATACAGATAAATGAATTGTTTGGAGAAAACACAGAGCTGAAAGAAAAGTTAGAAAAGATAAAAAAAGTAATATTAAGATGCAAGGAAGCGAATTGTACTAATTGCGAATATCAAGCTAAATGCAATTTTAATGGTGATGATTTTGATGATTTTTTGTTAAGAATAATCGAAGGAGCGGAAGATGACAAGTAATCTTCTAAAATACTTAAATAACCAAATAACAATATGGGAGAATACTTATGGTGACCTCTATACGCAACTTTACGATGAAGAAGGGCACTTAATTCCGACAGATAATAAAATATTACAAGATGATATGTTTAAGTGGCTGTATTCGGCAGAGCAGGTAATGAAAACCTTAAAGAAGGTTAAACGAAACAGATTTAACCAAGTCAAGAAACTCGAAAAAAAAAGATATAAGATAGAGTATTTTAAAGGAGTGGAAGATGAGTAATAAAGATTGTTTTTGTCCTTTTGATGAAGATTTAGCACGAGAAATATTTAAGAAAAAGGACAAGCAAACACGACAGTTAAAAGCAAAGTTGGAGAAGATTGAAGAAGCAATAACTACTTGTTTAACCTTCCATACTTGCCAAAAGTGTAAGTTTTATAAAGAGTGCGAAATGGGTTTAGAAGAATTTATTTTAGAAATTATACAAGGTGAATAGAATGAGTTATTGTACATATTTAGAAGAAGCACATGACAGGATAGAGTATCTTGAAAGTATTTTATTAAATATCAGAGACCTTGCTATGTGCGGTGGTGATTGCGAACACGATTGCGATAACTGTATGCAGGGGCAGATACATCAGCTAATTAAGGAGGCACTTAATGGAAGAAAAGATTAGAGCTAAGTTAGCATATTATGAAGAACGCATAACGCATTGTTCGGTGTTTACTACTGAATATACGATATGTTTTGCGGCTATACAGATTTTAAGGGAGTTGTTAAATGAATGATATTTTAAACTATATTGTAATTGGAGCAAGCTTTATAGCTTGTTTTTTTGTGTTCATCCAAATTGAAAATGAGGATGTGAGATTAGCTGTATTGGCTATTATGAGTTATTTAATTTTGTTAGGAGCGGTGTATAACTGTTAGGAGTTGTGAGATGATTGTAAATTTACAAGAATATAAAAGAAGTAAAGAATTTGAGGACATTTATCAATTAATGTTTTTAACTCAAATAAATAAAATTATGGGTGTAAGTAAAGATGCTAAGAACATACTGGCTAAACTTTATTGTTGTACACGATTTATTGAAGGTATCTCAAATAGTATATTTATCCTTAACGAACTAGGTTTTGCAGATGACGAACTTGTTGAAGGGAAACAAAAATATGTGGAGTGGTTGCGACAATTAGCGGAGGATTTAGAAAATGTATGAAGATAGAAGCCAGTTGTATTGTTTTGATAGCAAAAAAGGCATAAAAACAGTTAAAACACGCATAGGTGATGGCTTGTATAGCAAATTAGTTACCTATAATGACGGTAAAAGAGAGTTAAGTATTTATAACTATGATGCGTTGATTTATTCAACAACAGTATAGGAGAGCTTATGTATATAACCAAACAGGATTTAGCGGAATATTGCGGAGTTTCGCTTTGGTGCATTCGTGCGTATCTTGACAGAGCGGAATTTGCTCATTGTCAGACATCAAAAAGATATTTACTAAATATGACACAAGAAGAAATGGAACATCTGAAAGAGCTTGTACATAACCGAAACGGAGCAAAACGAAATACCTACAACACTATTAAAGAGGACTGCTAATGTACAGTAAAGACGGACTAAAACTAGACAAAGACTATAAGCGTAATGCTATTCAAGAGTTAGAATGGCTGAAACTGCAACTTGCGGTTGATGAAGAAGTAATTGAGTTAATGGTATTGGAGGCTAAAAGTGAAAACATTATATTGCGGTAAGTGCCACAGAGCATTAAAAAGCAAGCACTTCCATAAGAATAAAAGCACAAAAACAGGCTATGAAACCACCTGCAAAGAGTGTAGAAATGAGTATTATAGAATACGTTATGAACGGTTAAAAGCGAGGTAATATATGCGAGTATTAAGTTTGTTCGACGGAGTTTCATGCGGTAGAGTTGCACTTGAACGTGCAGAAATACCTATTGAAGTATATTATGCGAGTGAGATTGATAAATATGCTATACAAATTACACAGAAAAACTATCCTGATACAATTCAGTTAGGAGATATAAATAACATAGATTTTAGTCAGTTTACAGGCAAAATAGATTTGATTATGGGTGGTTCTCCATGTCAGGACTTATCCATAGCCGGTAAAAGAAAAGGTTTAGCAGGTGATAGGTCAGGGCTATTTTATAAATTTGTAGAGGCAATAGAAATAATAAAACCTAAGTATTATCTGTTAGAAAATAATGTAGGTATGCCGCAAGATGCTTACGAGGAAATATCAAAGCTTATGGGGTGTTATCCTATCGAGATTAATAGTGCAAAACTGTCTGCACAGAATAGAAAACGTTTCTATTGGTTCAACTGGGGGCATAAACAAGTAAATTTGTTTGGATTTCCGACTTGTGATATTCCTCAGCCAGAAGATAAAGGGATTTTACTAAAAGATGTTTTGGGAAGCGGATTGTCTTATCAAAATAAATCAAATTGTTTAACTGCTAGCTATCAAGGAGCTTTATTTGAACACGATTATTTGAGAAACCAAAGGACAATGGTTGCAGAACCAATCGGTTTAGGCAAATTTAATGGAGATAAAATAGAACCTTTAGACAAAGCAAGAACCCTTACAAGTTACTATTCAACAGGGCAAACATTAGAGCATACCTTAGAAAAAAATATACATAGTATGGTTGCAGAGCCGATATGTGTCAATAGTTTAAGCGGTAGAGCAGATGGATTGGCAAAACAACCATCTTGTGCTGATAGAATTTATGATGTGAATGGCAAGTCCGTAGCATTAGCAAGTGGTTGGAAACCAAACATTACAGAGCCGATAAGAGTAGGACAAATAGGCAAAGGCGGACAAGCACAAAGAGTCTTTTCTATCAGAGGTAAATCTATAAGTTTATTAGCGAATGGTGGCGGTCAAGGTGGTAAAACAGGGTTATATAAAATAGATTTGCCTGATGGTGATTATATTGTTCGTAAATTAACACCTGTTGAATGTGAAAGGTTGCAAACTTTGCCGGATAACTTTACAGAATACGGAACAGAGGGGAAAATAAGCAATACACAACGATACAAAGCAATAGGTAACGGGTGGACAGTTGATGTGATTGCTTATATATTTAGCTTTTTAGCTAGTGAATAAAGTGTTTGAGCAAGATATACATAACAGGTAATGAAACGGTAATTGTAATGGTTATTAAGATTATGAGGGTTATTTTCAACTTCTCTAACTGTAATTTCAACGTTTTGTTTTCAGCTTGTGTTTCAAGTATATCTTGCTTTGTGCGATTTTCAGAACTCTCTAAAAGTAAAATTTGTTTATCCTTTTTTAGCATTTCTTCATAATGTTGTTCATAATGTTTCATTAACTCTGAATGAACGTTATCTATTTTTTCATTGTATGCGTTTGAGAGTAAAATTAATTGATTTATAAAATCTGTCTTTTGATTAGATGTATCAACTATCTCACCCTCAATGTAATCTTCATTTGTAAACGTTTCTTTACAATCAACTTCCTTTGGCTGTAAATTACCGTAAGCCTTTTTTAATTCTTCAATTTGTTCATTAGATGCAGATATAAAGGCTTGTTTTCTTCCATTTCTCATCTCATTTACTGCGTTTAACTGTTTCCTTTTTATAAGAGCATAAACGGTCTTTTGAGAACACCCGATAAGCTCCGCAAATTCAGGAACTTTCCACTTTTCATTTTCCATATTTTTTACCCTCTTTTACTTCACACACACAGTAATTTTCGTATCTTGACATTATTTTACTAAACCCATATCATGAATGCAACAATGTAAAAAACGAGCATGCTCAAAAAATTGAATAAAAAAAAACTACTGCCGAAGCAATAGCCATTCTACAAATTATTTCACCTTACTTTAACATATATTGCCTCGGTTGTCAATAGTATTTTTTTGCAAAAAATAGGGAGGTAAATTATGGAACAACTAAAATCAGTAATCAATAACATACCATGTCATGACATGCTTTTAAAAAAAGAAAAGAACATACCATGTACATGTTATGACATGATTAGCAAAAGAGAATATTCAAAGTTGCTTAATCAGCTTCAAGAATGGAATGTTTTTGCACCAAAAGCAATAGTTAAAAAATACGGAGTATTAACGGTTCAAACTGCAATCGAATATACAAAAGCAACTCCGAATGTGAGAGTACCGGGAGCATATTTTACTTACATGGTAAGACAACTTAAACCGCAAAAAACAGAGCAACCACAAAGCGATTTAAGAGCGGTTAAAGAAGAAATACATACAAATACTCAAGAAGAACCTAAAATTGAATACAAAGGCTCTGAATTGCCCCAAATTGAAAATTGGCAAGATGCAAGAAATTTTTTATGCGATTATTATGACGGAGCTTATGAAAAGACGGATAATATTATAAATTTTGTTAAGGATATTAGAAAAAAATATAACTTTGGATAACAAAAAAGCCACCACTACGAATAGTGATGGCATGTTAAGGAAAAAATATGAAAAGTGAATTTAATTTGTAAAGACTTCTAATTGTGATGTGTTTGTGTTTAACGAATCGATATGGCACCAAGCATATTTTGTTGATAAAGGACTTTCAATACGTTTAATTGCTTTCAGTTTACCTGTTTTATGCAGTTCTATTACATCATTATAAAGTTTTCTATTATTGGAACTATGCAAATCGAATGCTCGACCAAATAAATGAGGACTGCAATATAATTTACTATTCTCATAAAGATTGCTTCTAAATCCGCAATTCCGCAAGTTGCCACCATTGAACCAGTTGTTTATGTATATAGGCATTCCATGTTTTTCTCTAATAGTATCTAAATCTATGAGAGTATCAACATCAAAAAACCGCAAAGCAAAATCACCGTACTTTTTAAATACATCCGGCGGAACTAATTCTTCT